AAAACCCGATTGGAAACAGCCCGGTAATACTCCAATCAGTTCCGGTTATTGCGGCAATGCCAGTGCGGCAATGAAAGTCGAGAATCCGTTCAGCATTATTTCGCAATTCAGAACCATAATACTTTATAATGCAATTTTCTTTGGTCAATAAATTTAATTCATTCCAGTCCATACCATGCCAGCTAAATATTCCCCTGCCAAAATGGAAGAAATCACATTGTTTAACCCACTCAGTCGCCTCCACAAGGGACTTTTCCCCATCGTCTAACACAATGTCCTTGTCGTATTGGAAGTGGTCATTGTGGGCGATAATACACCGGGCTTCATGATTGGTATGTTTATTTATAGCCCTCATAAGTGCCGTCGGTTGCCCGGCAATATTGAAGTCACTAATAATTGCAATTTTCATGGTAATCCTTTTAAATTTTAACATCAAGTTTTACATTAACATATACCAACCCATCGCTACCATCCTGACAAAATAAATCATTTTTAATCACATCAATATTTATTTGTGTTAAATACAAACCGGTTTCAGTTGAAAATTCATTCAACAAATCTTTTATCTTACTTTCAACCAAACACTTCTTTTTAATTGCTTCTTTAATTTCCATTATTAATCCCCTTTTTTGATATTCCACCGGTCATTTCAACCCAACGTTTCATCATATCGGATACAGTAAGTTCTGTCGTGATGGTATTGCTATATTTGCCACTGGTTGTTTTTGCCCATACTTCAATCACGCACCAACCAAGAATTTTATTGTGCATATTACGAACAATCCAATAGCAAAACCGATCACCCATACGGTAATCCCAAAACCCTATCATGGCAAGTACAATCTTTGAAGCCCACTTTGGCAAATGCCGGATTGCAAACAAATAAATTTTATCATTCAATGCGTTTTTTGCTTTTGTAAAATTCACTTTGCCACCTCCTTATTATTTTTTTTTAATGATATTTTTTAATGAATCGGTAAACTCAAATATATTATCGATAAACCCAGATAAATTATTGACTTTTTCAATATAATTCAATAAACCACACCACGGTTTTTGTTTCTGTAAAAGCCCTATATTCGGCAATACACAATGCCCACCAATTCGACCTTCGGGGGGATCAAGCACATACCGGTTCAAATCATTAAGGCCCATATCATTATTTAGAGCGTTATAATCTTGATCATATTCTTTAACAAGATTGTATCCCATACCAATTTCATCACAAACGGCCTTGGAATATCTGGCAAACTCAATACACAAACCATAATAAGTTGTCGACCGTAATTTAAGAAACTCAGTTATTTCAGGACGAGCAACAATTACAAGATCAAACCCTGCATCATACAGGAATTCAATTATTCTTGCATCTGTGCCGCCAACCCAGCGCTTATGTTTATTGATATAGCTTGCCATATCAGAGTGGTTGCCCTCTATCGGTGAATGAACAGCGCCAAGCATTGTTGAAGTACCAACAGGGACACTTGAAAAAATAAGGGTATGTTTTACATGAAAGATTCTTTGATACTGTGAAACAATTTCTTCAAACAACGGCCCGTAAGGAATTGCCACCATCATAACATCGGTTGTATCAGTTGCAAATTCATCGACAACCAAATTCATTTTCGGATCATGTATTTCAATCTCACAAGTATCTTTCAACACTTCATAAACCGCTTTGCCAACCTCGCCATAGCCAACCAGTATATTCCTCATTTGTGATGTTATCCTTTCTTCTTCTTTTTTGGTTTAAAATCATGTTCAAGGGCATCTAATAAGCGTTTTTGATTTTCCGCTTTTATTTTGGTGGTTTTTTTAGCAACCACTTTACCACCACTTATCACCCGATAACTTCCATCCTTATTTTTTATGATCTTTGTTGGCATATATGTCTTCCTCTGCAAAAAAAATTTAACTTCTCTTTTTTTTAATTATTTATTTTAATTTTACACTATATATTAATTTATTTGTTTATAATTTTCTGGTTGATCAACATTAACAACCATAGCAATCCTTAAGAAAATAGGTTTACCATGTTTTGTTCGATCAACATTAATAACATCCATAGCCATAGATAATAATTGCCTTGCTCGAATAACTGCTTCTTGTGCCAATTTATTGGCTATCAATTCTTTTTGTAATTCTTCTTGCTCGTCCTTATTTTCAAGATCAAATATATCTATCATTAATTCACCTTCATTTAATGTCATCAATAATTTTTCTATATGATCGTTTATTTTTATTTGTTTTTTTTTGCAACCACTTCACACATCTCAATCAACGTTTTCATTTCCTTTTTATTGCAAACAAAAATAAACATATCGCTTTTTTCTGTACCTGACATTTCCTGATTAAAAACTTTCATGATTTATTTTCCTTTCTGCCTATATTATACCCTTAAAAATCATATTCAATAAAAATAAATCATGTACCCCTTACCGATACCATACCACCTTGAATAATTCTAACCGGGAATTCTTTGTGGATATAATACCCAACGGCATCAGAATTAGAAACAATTGCTCCATTTTCCAACACAAAACAACCATAAGAAGGAACATTAATACAATAAACATCTTGTTGTTTACCCGGTTTTACGTCTAATACTATTAAAGGTTCCGGAACAAATTCTCGAACAAAATCTTGTTGACGAATATTTATTTGCTTCAAACTCTTTTTTACAATATTCACAAATCCTAATTTCATGGTCAATTTTTGAATGATACCGAAATGCTGTCTTACATTTTTTGGAACAAAACAAACCATTTTTTTTATTAGATAAAAACTCTTTTTTACAATATTCACAAACATGCAAAAACTTTTTTTCATGTAATTTATCAGACATTTTTTTATAATGTTCAGAATGCCATTGTCTACCATTTTTACTTTTATGCCATTCTTTTGCAAGTTCTCTACCGCTTTCCAACCCTCTCTTTCTTCCTTCATCAAACAATTCTGGATTTTTTGAATAATGGATTTTAACATGCTGTTTATAGGTAAGCATTTCAAGGTTTTCGATTTGATTATTTGATTTGTCACTATCTTTATGGTGGATACAAAACCCTTTTTGTATTTTTCCAAAATAATATTCCCAAACAACCCTATGCAATCTTCCTTGTTTTGATCCGGAATAATATCCACTTTTGCATTTATAAAATATGAACCCATTAAATTTCTGTTTGGAATCACTGATAATTTCGACTTCCAATTTATCAACTCTTGCCCCTTCAAATCTTTTGCACATTTCCACCCCCTTTTTGTTAACCACTGATGGTATGGGGTATTACATATCACACTTCCATCATTAATAAAAGACATTACCGTATCTGCATCTTTTTGTGTTTTACCACAATTTATATACTCAACAAATGTTCCATCCCAAGTTCTAACCATACCTTTATCAGGAACCTTTTCAATAGCACACATGCCAGTATCAAGTTCAATCATTGTTCCCGCAGCAAAACACATATGGGTAAGCTTTGGACTTATCTTTTTATCGATTTCTCCACTGCCACCTTTAACACATTGCACGCCTTCAAAATCTTTTACAACATTTGGTGCCTTTATCGGATCAATCATCAACCGTACCTTTTTATCCATTGTAAGCAATCTTGAATTTACAGCATTAACCCTATCCCGTTCTGCAGGATTTCCAGCAGGTATATTATATTCTATTCTATCGTCACCAAAATGAGCGCCTAATCGCTTTTTGATTAAATCCCAATCAGAGCCGCCAATTTTGGCCGTTCCTCTTGCTCCACCAGTGGCATCACCATATATCTTTATTGTTCCTTTATGGTCGCCCCAGTCGGTTACAAGCTTATTGCAAACAAGCAGTGTATTACTATTCCTTGGAATATAAACTTCACCAATAATGCCGGTTACTGATTCGCCCAACATTACAGCACCAGTTGTAAAGTCCTTAACGCCTTTTTCTTGGATTACAGCCGCCACTCCCGGTTCCACGTTAAAATCAAAACAGAAGATCAATGGTTGATTCGGATTATATGCAATCCGAGCAAGGTTAATGTTGTCGTTATACGGATAATAAGTTTGCCCGGTAAAGTTAACAAAACTGGCTTCGTATTCTTGCAAATAAGTTAATTCATCAAGGTCTTTTTTGGCCGCAGTAATTTCATTCGCCGGTAAAATATCAGCACTTACCCAATGGTAATAAGCCCATTCACCTTCAGGATCCATCATTTCCGCTTGCGCCAACTTCGCAACGTCATAATAATGATTCCGGCCTTCAGGGACGCCTATAAGATCACACCAGCCATTTCTATCGGATAGCGCCGGCCTTATATGTGCTCCCCATGCATCGGCCTTCATATTACCAAATTCATCAAGAATGCCACCATCCCATGGAGTTCCTTCAATACGTTCAGGCTTATCCATACCCAACACGCAAATAATCGCCCCGTTGATTAAATAAATGGTAAGCTCGGATTCATTGGGCGGCTTTGCCATTGCCCACTTCGGCGTCATCCGTTTTAAATCATCCCAATAAATGCGCTTTGCCTGTTCCCGTGTTGGAGCCCCAGCAAAAAACCTTGGATCATCAAACGAAGTTCCTATCATAGCCCGTTTAATCACCTTGCGCTTAGCAAGTTCTGTTTTGCCAGAACGCCGACCCGCAGGGTTAACATGGAAACGCTTTTTTGAGTTCCACAATGCGTATTGCTTCGCATGATATTTCAAATCTGTCCATCGCGATGTTAAATGGCCCGGTGTTTCTGGTGAAATAAAATTACCCATTGGATTCCCTGTGTTTTATAATTGCATTTATAATTTCACGCTTAACTTCATCTTCGGTTTTTGCTGCATCAATAATTACAAACCGTTTTTTATCACGAGCGGCAATGCTCAAATAACCAGCCCTTACATTCTGATGAAACAATAACTTTTCTTTTTCAAAACGGGTTTCATCTTGCGTTCTTGATCCATTATTTATTTGCTTCCATGCCCGAGCCAAACCGTCTTCTGGCCGCATATCAAAAAGCAACGTCATGTCTGGTGTAATTTTATTGATTACCAGTTTGTGAAGTTGTTCAATCAAATCAATATCAAGCCCCCTTGCAAACCCCTGATAAGCCACGGTTGCATCTGCATATCTATCGCAAATTACAACTTTGCCTTCTGCCAGTGCTGGCTTTATTAATTCGTTTATATGTTGAACCCTATCTGCCACATACAATAATAATTCCGTTGTTGAATCCATATTGCCGCTTGCCGGATTCAATACAATTGAACGGATTTGTTTCCCTATAGCTGTTCCTCCGGGCTCACGGGTCAATACACAATACTCACCTATTGATTTAAAATAATCAACGATATGTTTAGCCTGTGTCGTCTTACCAGAACCTTCTATGCCTTCCAGTGTTATAAACATATTTAAAAACCTTCAAATTTAGGCAAATTATAATATTCAACCGCTGTCATTTCTTTTTTAATGATTTTATAACCGTCATCATAATCACAACATTCAAACATATCAACAACGCCTTTAAGATCAATCGTATAAAACGAATTCCCTTCTTCAGCTTCAGAAATTTTATAAACATCAATAAGGGTATTTACACAATCAACACACAATGGCCCTTGCTTAGTAAAACAACAACACTTATCGGTAATATCTTCTTTACATACAAGACACTTTTTTATTACGATTCCTTTTTTTGTTGATAGGGCAAGTGAAGGATTGAACCAATTGGAGTTTCCTTCAGGACTTAGTATCTACCAATTTTCAGGGCATAAACACAACCCCTTTTCACGTTACTGGACTATTCACGTCTGATACCAATTGCCTTACCCCCTAAAATTTCTTAGGCTTGCCCCAACTGGTTACTTCCATGGTTTTGTTGGCCCCATTTGTCCTTGATAGTGGTGACCTGTTTTGTATGTTCTATTGCAAGTAGCCGCAACCATACAAAATGCCAGTTGAGCTACAATTTCACCGGCTTCAAGCCGCACCGGTTCCGGCCAACAGTTCGTAAATTCAAAAGTCACCTGCCCGTAAAATCCGGGGTCAATCCAGCATGCATGTAAATGTTCAACCCCTTTTCGGCAATATGTTGATTTCATAAAAAGCATTGCAGCAATGTCA